AGGTTTTATCTGCAACCTAAACCCCAAACCCGCCTTCTTCGGATCGCGGGTTTTTTAATGGACGACATCTCCGTCTTGGAGTGGTACTGCGCTGAGGCTTTCGGTTTGGAAAGCTGCGTTGTTGAGGCTGGCGGACAGTAACGTCATGGCTGATGGGATATCGGGAGACACATCGATAAGGTGGGTGAGGATCTGAGTTAGGGCACCGCCGATAGCGGCCCCTGTGTTGAGTCCTCGAACTTCAAATTCTTCTAACATGATTAACGACAAACGGGCGGCTTCAAAGAAATCGTCTTCGGCTTGCGCTTCGGCTTGGTCTTGTGCGTCATCCTTGTAAAATTCGTTGCCACGCTTTTTCAACATCGTTTAACCTTTTCTTTTTCTCTTCAGGCTTGAGAGTACCATCTTTTTCAATACGATCAAGGGTTTCATTGACGACTCCGTTAACTTGAGATACCGCCCAACTCCATTCGGTTTGCTTAAAAGGGGATGTCATCTTTACCGAACTCCCCTGCGTCTGAAGGACCGGGTCCCATGCCCCTCGCTGGTGGAGTCGCTGCTGGTGCAGGGTTGTTACGCGGAGTGGGTTCCCACGTATCGACTTCGGCATACCAATTGCCACCTCTGCTCTCGCAGACTTGGACGTTGATCCATTCTTTAGTTTCTGCACCGAGCCACGCGATTAGTTCTTCACGCTTGATGCTGATGTTGCACTTCACCCAATCGGGTGCTTGGTCTTTAGGCTTTTTAGCCATAAGGCCGTTAACAAATATTTTGTCCATACTTTTCTCCAGATGAAAAAGTCCCCCCCTCGAGGGCAATCGATTTGGTATAGGGGGGAAAGGTTTTTACTAACTACGGAGCACGTTTTTAAACGTTCAGTTTCATTATACACGGCAGTATAAGATAAGCAATAGTTTATCGCATACGTCAAGGTCTTTTATTGTGTTTACCACGCCCTTTTTGAGGAGTTGGCGCTTGAGCCGTTTTGTACCAATCAAATACTAGGCGTAATTGCCCACCGATAGTGCGGCCTTCTGCTTTTGATAGCTCTTTAATCTCTTCGTAAACCTCTCGAGGTACGAGAATACTTTTCCAACGTGTTGTGTCCATTATTTTACTCTCCAATTGTCTAGGATATTATAGGAACATATGCAAGAAAGCAAGGTTATACACACAAAAAACCCGCGATCCAAGGAGCGCGGGCTTGTTTTTATTACTTAAACTATATTAGCTTTTTGCAGGTACGAAGAAGGTGATTGAATCAAACTCGGACCACTCGATCGACGCTTTTTTGTAAGTGGTTTTAGAGTGATCAATTACATTGTGACCATATTCGTTCTTAACCACCCTGCCGTTTTTATGTTTTTTCGTAACATGTACCCGCTCTTGGTAATCAATAAGAGGCCATTCTTGAAGACCTTCGACTAAATCGCAATCTACACCATATTCATTTTTAAAGTAAAGCTCTACAGCTTTTAGTACTTCCCACTGTTCAATTTTAATTCTCATAATGTTCTCCGTGTTAGTTGAGAACACTTTATCGCATACTATCGCATACCTGTCAAACTTATTTAGCTTCACCCCATGACGGTCCCATTTCTATATCGCACACATTGGGCACTTCTAGAGGCACAGCATTCTCCATAACCTTGGCTATCTCTTGTGCTTCTTCTAAGTTCGTAACTGACATGGCGAGCTCATCGTGGATCTGCAACAAGGGTAGCTTACCTAGCTTGTATAACTGCACCATGGCCTTCTTGGTCATGTCCGCAGCAGAAGCTTGTATAAGCCTGTTTAACGCCTTGTATGTGAAAGCCCGCTTGAGCCTTGTGGTCGGACCGTAAGCAGCCACAGCCTCCTTAAATGGCAGCGCCTTGTTCATTGCAAACGTGTCTGGTTCCCACGAATCGAAACGACACTTTCGACCTTCCAGTGATCTCAGCGCACCCCCTGACGTTTTGTCATTGAGGCGGTTCATAACACCGCTCATTAAACCTTTAACGAAAGGTACCCGAGTATGATACTGCTTCACCAAAGCTTTGGCTTCATCCACATCAATGTCCAACTCTTCTGACATTTTGTTCACACCCATGCCGTAGATCAAACCAAGGTTAATGGTCTTGGCTTGCTTTCTGGGAATGCTGGCCATCTCTGCTACCAAACTATGAAAGTCCGTCTCGGGCTTTTCATTGTAAGCCTGCACAAATTCGGACGCACCCTCTAGTTCTATGCCTCGCGTTTTGCCATAGACATGCGCATAATGGACCAAGATGCGCGGTTCTTGTTGCGAGAAGTCAATGGCCGCCCACTTCTCGTTCTCTTCTGGGAGAAACAACGAGCGTATCATTGGCCCGAAGATTGGATCGCGGGCTGGAATCTGTTGTAAGTTAGGGTTGCGCATAGAGATGCGGCCTGAAACTGTACCACCATCATCGGAACGGAGTTGATTAATATGGGAATGTATTCGGCCATCAGCGTGACAGTGCTTCATGATGGAGTTGATGAAGGTCCCGGATGTCTTGTTGAGATTCCGAGCCTCCACGATGAGCTTCGCGACGGGGTGGTTATGTTCTTGGAGAAACAATTTAGTGAAACTCGGTGCGCCTTTCTGAGTCTTTGGATAATTGATCCCGAGGTTGTCGAAGGACTTTGCAAGAGACTGCGCAGCCCAGATTTCCACGCCAGTGCCAGCGACGCGCTTCAACTCCTTCATAACCTCGACCTCCCGTTTCAGAAGGCTATCCCTAGTTCGCTCAACTCGGTTAACGTCGACGCGAACGCCACGCATGGTCATGTCCACGAGACATGGCAACAGATCCAACTCGAGATTAGCGACGCCCCACAAGTCCTCTTGTGTCAGCTTAACGGAAAAATAGTTCCAGAGTTCAAGGGTCAACTCCGCGTCTGCTTCAGCATATGGTCCGACATACATCGCGGGCATCTTCCACATTTCAGCTTTGGGATCGACACCGAACTCTTGAGCGGCAGCGTTTAGACCTTTCTCTGACTTGGTCTTGTTCAGTAAATCGTAGGCCAATGCATTTAAGCTGTAACTAAAACGGTTCTCGTCAAGCAATGAGGCAATGATCATGGTATCTATGATGCGTCCGTTGACGGTGAAACCCATCTGTTTGATCCAACCCAAGTCGTACTGCGCATTGTGCATGATCTTATCGGCGGGGCACTCGAATACTTTCTTGAGCCAGCGGTTGACGATCTTCTCGTCAAGGTTACCGCCGCCGAAATGTCGTATAGGAATATACGTGGACCAGCCATCTACGGCTATTGCGTAGCCTACGACTTCGCCGTCACCTGTTGGCCAGCCGGGCCCGTTCCTTTTTAGGTTGGGGTCTCGAGTCTCAACATCAATTGCAATCTTTGATGCACCCGTAATGTCAGGCAGTTCCAAAGGTGGAACCCACTCGTTCTTACTAGCGAACATCGCCATTTGTAAACTCATAACAAGTCCCCTAAATCATCGCCTACTTCTTCTTTTAACTCTTCGTAACTTGCGCGAGAAAAGAATGCGGGAGTGCCATCACCTACCCAAGACCCTAGTATATTAAACTCAAAGTATTCGACAGCCTCTGCGTAATCCATGCTGTCGTTATCCATTAATATTTGCAGGATCATGTCGGTGTCATAAAGAATGACATCTTCTTGGCCACAGCGTTGTACGATCCCCATAATGGCATCGTTAAATCCATCTGCTTTTAACATTTCACTCATAAGTCATAACTCCTTGTGGCATCTTCGGCCTCGACAATAAACAGGTTCTGCTTGGTTCGCGTAACCCCTACATAGAACACGCGGTGCATGTCATCAGGGTTAATGCGCATTTCGTTATCGGCTGCTGGACTAAGGTCCGTGAACAGTACGACGTTATCCGCCTCACCACCTTTTGATCCGTGGATCGTGGACGCTGTAATTCGGGGTATGCCATTAAACTTTCCGCCTCGTCGTAATAAGGCCGTGATGTAGGCTCTATCCATGTCAGGCAGTTTGTCCATCGCCTCGGACCAGATCATGCTGTCGTCGGCTTTTAATCCGTAACTCTCCACCAATATAGGCAGCGTTACAAACTCGTCGTCAGCAAGCCCCGTAAGCTTCTTAAATCCTCTTGTTACTCGAGTGCCTGTCGACATCAAACTGTAAATCCTTCGAGCGGATTCACCTGAGATTGCTTTGCCTTTTCGCAGTTGTTCCCAACTATTGACCGCGTCAGATAGCTTCTCACTGATGCTTCGATGGCCGCGATAGTTGAAGAGGTAACCACTCGACTTTAGTTCAAGTGCCACGGGTTGCAAATGGTAGCCTGCCTGAGACAGGATGAGCCACGATCCTTGAGACATATCTAGCGCAGCGATAGTGCTGATGCGCGTGACCTTGCCTGCTTCTTCTTTAGGCTCGTATCGTTTAGGGTATCGACGTGCAATACGGCGCACAACGTTTTCGGCAAGGCTGTGTACGGACTGAGGGATTCGATAGGATTGTGACAGGGTTTCTGAACCGCCGGGCAAGTTAATAAACTGATCAACATCCGCACCCGCCCAGCGATAGATGGCTTGGTCATCATCGCCCGCACAATACATGCGCGTGGATTTAGCATCGATAGCGTGAGCAATCTCCCACTGAAGCGGGCTCAAGTCTTGCGCCTCGTCTAAGAAACATAGATCAAAGTGTGGGCAGTAGTATTCAGCACCTTTGGCAAACTCTGCCAACATGTCGGTAAAGTCGTATAGGTTCAAGGTCTCTTTATATTTCTTCAGACATTTATCAACGTAGTTAACGGTGTTCCAATCTTGCTCTATGTTGCTGATGTTGTACTGCTCTCTCAGAGATACTTTCCTAAGCCTAGCCAAGTTAATCAAGCCAAGGACAGGATCGTTGCTTGCCACCATCGAGGGGATGTCGTCATCAAAGTTAGAGGCTTTGTTGCCACCTAGCTTGACACCGATTGATCGGCTCAGTTCTCTGAAGTTAGACTCCTGCATCACCTGCTCTGAGCGTATGTCTGTCATAGTCAGCGCGAGAGAATGTAGTGTGCGAAAATGTATTAGATCCGTCTTAGGGTCTAGGTTAAAGCGTTCGGCTGCTCGGTCTCGAGCTTCGTTTGCGGCTTTACGTGTGAAGGCTAGGAAGGCGATTGAGTGTGGGTGAGTGCCCTTCTCTAACGCTTCGTCCACCATGTTGAGCAGGGTAGTTGTTTTTCCAGTGCCGGGAGGTCCAAATATTCTAAACATTTTTAGACTTCTCCTTGCTGTAAATTTGTTGAACTCGCTGCTTTGATATGCCGAACCACTTGGCCACTGCTGTCATGGTCATAAGGCGCTCATCAATCATCATGACGATCTCTGCGTTACGACGCCTGCCGTATTCGGGTCCTGTGATATCTTCTACCATTAGAAAGGTGCCTTATGTTCGTTGCCGAAGGTTGGAGTATCAATATCAATGTCAGACGTGTCAAACGAGGGGATCTGCCATACGCGTACAGCGCGGCCTTTAATCTTCAATACAACACTTGATCCATTGATGTCACGCAGTCGCTGCGCGATTCGATGAGACTTGTACTCGAAGAACTTATTCTTCTTGAGAAAGTTCTCAAAGTCTTTCAGTCTAAAATAAGTAATGCCTTGGTCTTCGTCAGTCCAAGGGCGGCGCAGTAGTATCTCTTCTTTGTCCTGTGCAACCTGTAGGTGACGACAGAACTCTTCAAGGTAATCATAGAACTGACCGCTAGTGCTGGCATCTACTGCAACTTCAATGATGGCACTCTCGTTATCCTTCATTTCATTCAACAGCGTACTGATGCGGCTTTCCCACTGCTGCTTTGCAACGGAGCGAGGCATGAGGTTTAGCTGCTCCATGCAAGCCTTTTGGAAAGTCATCTGATTCATCAACGCTTCAGTGTCCATCTCCAAGGGTTCGCCATTCACGTCCATAAACCACACGGGAGGCGTAGAGTTATACTTGCGCAGGTTAGCCACGCTGGCCCCTGACACGGCAGCACCTACACCAAACTTTCGAGTACGGCATAGGTCTTTGTTACAGTGGGAGTTGATGGGTGAGTCGCTACACTTGTACGCATATTCTTTGCGCTCAAGCTGCTTGGCCACGATGTTCACTTCGTTAAGTGGCAGTGGTGGAGAGAGGTACTCCATGTTGTACTTTAGGATCTCAGTCTGCCAGCTATCGGGGAAGGCCTTACGCAGGTAGACACCGATATTGAACATACCATTGTTACGACCACCCTCGCTAATACCATCCGTACAAATTATCTGTAAGCACGGCGGTCCATCTTGCAGGAGTTTGGTTTCTTTTCCGCCAATCACTTGCAGCTTTAGGGCTTCTTCAGGGTTCTGAACAAACTGAGTGTACAACTCTACAAACTCGTCTAATGTTGCCGAGGTGCCATCGTCTAGGAATGCGTACCGCAAACCTTCCTCATGATCGTAGTAAGGTAGATTAAGGAAGTTACCCACATCACCTCTGTCCAAATGCAGCTTGATCTGCTTTGGGAATATCTCGCTTTCGCCATAACCTAATGCTGCGGCCATCGCCTTTAAAGCTCTCTGCATATCTTTAGCTTCGATCCACTCCGAGGTGAATAGAAAGCAGTGTGCCCCGCCCGATTTTGATCGGCATATAACAAGGGGTAATTTCATGCGGCGGACTTTATCCACCAGCAACTTATGATCTAGCGGGTACTGGTCTATGTCGATACAGCCCCATTTGCAACAGTTGTCTTCATTGATCGGTATGATGCCCAGACCATTGCCAGTGCCTAACAGATGGTTTTCCCAAAGCTGCTTGGTCTGTGGTTCGCGAAGAACGCCAGCCTTTCCTTGAGCCTTGCCGCTTGCACTGGTCTTTTCAATCTTGAAATAACCATGCGCTTCTTTTAAACCATCAAAGATGGTCATAAACTTTTCTAATGACATTGCTTGCCCCCATACGGAAAAAGGCAGGGCATCATGCCCTACCCATAATACTGACCTAGCTTAGAACGGTTCTGCTTTACCGCTTAAACCCTCGTCATCCGTATGTTTAACAACAACGTCACCAGTGGTGATGCTGTCAGCAAAAGCTTTGGCGCGAACGTATAGTCCTGCTTCAGCAATGGGGCCCTCACATGACATCTCCCAACCGTGCCATGACCCTTTAGAGTTTTCCTCTTGTGTGGTCTTGAGGTGATAAATGTGTGAGAAACGGGGTGGAGTGAAGGGACCATTCGCACCTTGCATGGACCGTGATGCCATAATGCTGTTCCACTTACGCGACTTCTTTAGCTGCGTAGATTTCATGGCGATCAAAGCGGTTTCAAAAGCACCGTCGTCACCTAGTAGAATCACGAAGTGTTGGTGAGTCTCTTCGATGTATTCACCGCTACCGTCGGACACGTAATCTTTATTGTCTTCAGTAGAGCGTTGAGTTTCAGGACGCGCTTCGCCCGGCTCATAAATAGCAGTCGGCGCACCATTGCCAGAACCACGAGGGGCCCATTGAATAAAGCGACGTTGATAAGCGCAGGGGATTACGCTAATGCCATCTTTGCCTTTGTATACCAT